AGGATTTGTTGACGAAGTTCGGGCGAAAAAGATGTCCAAAGATGGCGTGGCTGAATTTATCAGTGCTTCCTTAACTTCAATAAGCGATAAGGGGGTGTTGCACGAAGGTAAATTTATCTTTGTGCAACAGTCCATCTTTTCGTATCGGGGCAGATCGGCGAAACAACGGTAACGAAAACTTGCACCTCTACAGAAATAGGGCACACGAATAAGGACGATTGCAATGCTCGCCCTTATTCGTGTGCCCTTATTTGTTTCTTTCCGACGTCTTCTTATGCCGCTTCTCTCAATGATACCAGATGCCGCTCCAACGTGCCGCTCTGTATCTTTTGATGCAGTTTGAAGACGTTGTGTGCCAGTGCCAGCAGAATGGTCTCACCCAAGACATTCGCACGCCCCCTCGTAAGAAAGCGGCGAAATCCAAAGGCTCCCTTGATCTGTGCAAAGACACCCTCTGCCTGGATACTGCGGTTCATCCGCAGGACGATGCCTTCCGTACTCTTGATCCGTGCAAGGTTCTTTGCACGCTCTCGTTGAAAGACCTTGGCAACCTCCAATCTCTTGGTTCGTTCCTCCATTGGTATCTTGCTGTGGTTGCCATGGATGCACTGCTTCTTTCTTTCGCAGCCGTTGCAGTCTGTACACGTGTAGATGGTCTTTTCGCTCACATACCCGCTCGCACTCTTTGTCCCGCGCGTCCCCGTCACAACGAGTCGCCGCCCCTCGGCGCACCGGTAGACATCCTCCGCCGCAAGGTAGGTCATGTTCTCCCGCCGCCCGATGTCCTGCTTCCATTTGCGCTTCTTGCTCACTTCGTAGTTGTTCGGCTTGATGTAGGAGGTCTGTCCCTTTTCCCTCAAATACAGGTAGTTCTCCTCACTCTCATATCCTGCATCAGCGACGAGTTTCCGGCTCCTTTTCCCGATGTGTGCATGAAAATCCTCCAAAAACGGGATGAGTGTCCGTGTATCTGTTGGGTTCATGAACAGATACATTGATTCTCCTTTTGATAATGTGATATTGCCCAGGGGATATCCCCTGGGCTTTTTTGCCGTGTATTCTTTTTTTAGATGTCATATACCCCACACCTCACTAGGACTACTTAAAGTCCTAGTGGGGTCGTATGATGTCTATATAGACGTCATCCTCGTCATTCTAATGAACACTAATTGATTTAGGATAAGGAACATGGCAATCCAAAATGACATGATCTTATTCCAGAACGACTGGAATAAGTATCCCACAGCTACCATCCACCTAGAGACTACCAATACTTCCTTTTTAGAACTCGGTAAACTCTATCGGGATATGGGGATCAAGAACAATGCTTTTCACTTAGCACTAGTAAACCCCATGTTAAAAGAAGTAGATCCCCATTCCAGTAATCTCACTGAACGTGAGATCGCGATGATAGCTGCTGAATGCAAGATCAATCCTTGGTACTACATGCGTGAAGTACTAAGAGCTCCTCCTGAAGGGGGCCTCAACCCACGCCCTGTAAAAGCTAATCGTTCTAACATAGCACTATGGTGGCTATTCTTCAATCATTGTACGGTATATCTAGTACAACCTCGTCAGACAGGAAAGTCTTTCAACACCAATGGTCTTTCTACCTACCTCATGGATGTCAGATGCGATAATACCAAGATCAACCTCTTAACCAAAGATGATAGTCTTAGAAGAAAAACCATTGATAACATCAAAGAGATACTGGATTATCTTCCTGAATACTTAGACATGCGTATCAAGAAAGATGCTAACAATGGTGAGACGATCACCATCAACCAGAAGAATAACCAGTATGCAACATTTGTAGCACAAGCTTCTCGTAAAGCAGCACTTAAAGTAGCTCGTGGTGATACAGCACCGATCTTCCATATAGACGAAGCTGCTTTTATTTCTAATGCATCTATTACTTTCCAGTCAGCACTTCCTGCTATGGGTGCTGCGATTGATATCGCTAAAGCCAATGGTACCCCTTATGGCGTGATCTTCACTACAACTGCTGGTAAGAAAGATGATCCTGATGGCAAATATGTCTATCAACAGCTGATGGAAGCTATGGTCTATGACGAGAGATTACTATTCGATGTAGGTTCTCAAGAGGAGTTAGAAGAAGTCGTCCGTAAACACAGTAGAGTCGATCGTAAGAAGAATCCTCGTGGAGTATACAGAGTAAACTGTACTTTCTCCCATAGACAACTTGGATACTCGGATGAATGGTTGATCGAAACCATGGAAAGAACCCAGTCTGAAGGTGATGATGCTAACCGTGATTACTTCAACGTCTGGACTGCTGGTAATGAAAGATCTCCTATATCTACGCAAGATGCTGAACTTATATCGCTGTCTAAAGTAGAGAAACCCAAGGAAGATGATATCCATAGCTACATCTTCCGTTGGTATGTAGAAGATGTTGATCGCTATATGCAGGATAACCACTGTATCATGGGGATCGATACTTCTGATGCTTCAGGAGGAGATGATATCGCGGTCGTCATCTCCGATGTGAAAACCGGTAAAGTCATTGGTTGTGGTAACTATAACTACACTAACATCTTTGTCTTTGGTAAGTTCATTGAGTCTTTTATCTTGAAGTACACCAACCTTACTGTCATCATCGAAGCAAGGTCTACTGGTGTTGGACTTCTAAACTACTTACTGATAGCTCTTCCTGCAAACAGTATCAACCCTTTCACCAGACTCTTCAACCGTATCGTCAATGAAAGATACGAGAGTGATGTCAATAAAGAGTACTACGAAGAAGCCATGCGCTATGGTAAAAGAGAAGATATCATCAACAAGTACAAGAAGTACTTTGGTTATCCGACCTCTGGTGCTGGTCTTTATTCAAGAGAGTCTTTGTATGGTGGAGTATTTAGAAAAGCTATCTCTATCGCTAAAGACAAGATACACGATATCGTTTTAGCTGATCAGATCCTAGGTCTGGTCATCAAGAACAACAGGATCGATCACGATGACTATGGTCATGATGACATGGTCATCGCTTGGCTTCTGACACACTGGGTGATGAGTGAGGGGAAATCATTAGAGTCTTATGGTATCACACCTTACGAGATCTACTCTCGTATCGCTGAGAAACCCATAGAAGAGATCCCTTACGAAGAGCAAGTACAGAAGTACGAGCAAAGAAAGATTCGAGAGAAGATGATCCAGCTCTATGATGAGCTGCAGAATAACAGAGACTACTACATCGGACTTAAGATCGAACAAGAGCTACGTAACCTCAATAAGAAGCTGATATTAGAAGACCATGAGGTATTCTCGATAGAGCAGCTTATACTGCAAGCTAAAGATAAGAGAAAGTCTAGACGTTACGACTAGATTTCCGTTAGGTTTATCTAGACGGCATATATCCTCAGTAGTACCTACCAACGGTACTACTGAGGTGAATACTCATTTCTGTTGTCTTGTTAAAGCAAGACCAAATACTACGGTAGCAAAGTAAAGTACTTTGATCCCATGTAAGGTGATCAAAGTAGTCTCAGTATCTGCAACATGTCCTGTGATCCAAGTGATCACCAGGATAAAGGGAACCATTGCAAGTAGTAATTTGTAGGATTGTTTGATGTTGACTTTGTAGAGTAGTAAATAGTAGGCTACTGTGATGATGTCAATGGTGGTGACAGTTAAAAAATAATTTGCTGTAGTCATGGAAGTATTCCTTTTGTATTGTTATCATCTTTAAATTCCTTTATCCCCTAGTAGTACCATTGATAGGTACTACTAGGGTGCTATGCCGCGTAGTCTTTTTTTTTTTTACGTCACTTGCTAAAGTAACTCATGGTAAATGCTCTTAGCAGCAAGTACATCAATAATCCTGTCCTAACTGCCGCAATCTGTGCTGGAGTTTTCACTTGTGCAGCATGTTTGACGAGTTTCTCAGTATCCTGTCTGATACGGATCAATAAAGGGTCCTGTGATCTAGAGCTCGTATAGATCCCTTTCATGCGGCTTAACAAGTACCCAAGATCATCCCGATGTCTATTGATATCCTGTCCAAGATAGCTAAACGCATGTTCGATGATATCATCGACCCATTGCGTCATCTTCTTATTCTTGGAGATCTCTTTGGGGATATACTCCAGGACTTTGATCAAGGTAGTAGGGTTCATGACAGGTACAGCACTACTGATGATATCGATCAACTGGTCTTTGATAAGACTATTTCTGTCTTTTAAGATATCGAACAAGTAACTGCTGTACTTGTTCTTGATATTGATATCATCTTTAAGCTCTACTTCACCATCAAAAAGAGCAAGCTTACTATCACCACTTATCTTCTTACCTTGGTTGTGGATATTGATAAAGATACCATAGATGTTAACGAGCATACTACGGATACGTGTTTGCGTATCTGTGATGATGTATGCAACAGATGCTGCTTCTTTACCTTTAGAAGAGATGTCTGGTGACATCGTCTTTAAGGTGTTGCTGTGGAGATGATAGATAATGTCTAGTGCTCTATCTCTGAAGAGTTTACCCCATGAACCTTTCTGCTTGATAGCAAACTTGTTATTAAGCGCTGCAAGTGTTGCTTCTGCTTCACCTACTGAACATTGATATTGCCAATGTACCCACATACGTGAGGTGATGAACTTGTATTGCAGTAACTCTAATGCAATCGCTGCGCCATTTTCTTTTAATCTATCAGAGAGAGATGAGATCAATATCACATGCGCAATATAAACCAATGCCAGGTTGCAAGGATCTCCCGCAACCTGATAGTATTTCTTCGGGATGAGTTTATCAC